ATGATCCAAGCATGTCGCCCTGTCCGTTCTTCAGATCTGCCATGAGGCTCTTGAGCTCCTTGTCCGAGAGGCTCATTCCCCTGTATGTCGTTCCTCCGTTCCACTTCGGTGCCTTGTCGATGTAGTCCTCCAAGTCCTTCGCCTTCTGTCGGATCTGTGCCATCGTGTGGCCGTGGTGCGAGGTGAACTTGTCGCCCGTCTGGAGGTGTCGGATCTCGTAGTCCCACTGGTAGCTGAATGAGTAGACTGCGTCTGCGTAACGGTCTGCCATTGCCGAGTCGCATCCGGTGTCCTTCATGACCTGTGCTCTCACCTCCTTGTCTGTCATCGTCTTGTAGTTGCCGACGTGATCCTTCTGGGTGGCGGTGTTGCCGATGTCGAGCTTCGGCTGTTTCTGTGCTGGGGCTGGTGTTGGTGCTGGGGCTGTCTTCGCTGCCTTGGCTGCTGCAGCCTTTGCCTTCTTCGCCTCTGCCTTGGCCTGCAGGTCTTCCAGATGCTTGATGCCGTTCTTTACGTAGAGCTTGTTGCCCTCTGCGATGTACGTCTCTGTGATGTCGAGCTGGGATATGTACGGCTTGCTCTTCGTTGCGTATGCCTTCAGCTGCTGGAACTTGTTCTTCAGCTCCTCCCATTCGAGCTTGTCCTCGACGAAGGCGAACTCCTTCTTGTATGCGGCCTCTGCCAGCCTCCATGTGCTGTATTTCTTGTGCGTTGCGACGTAGTGTGCCTCGTAATCGAGTGCCGTTCCCTGTTGTGCCAGCGGCTTCTGGGCTATGCCGTACATCTTGTGCATGATGGCTTCGCTTGCCTGCTGCACTTCCTTCATGCCGTAGGTCTTCGCTGCTGCTATCGGGTTCTCGATGTATGGCAGGTGCTTGAGCTCCTTCAGTTCCTTGGCTATGGCCTGTGCCTGCATCCGGGCTGCTGCGTACTCTCCCGTCTGGAGTGCCTGTGCCAGTGCCTTCGTGTCGATGTCTTTGATGCCGTCTGCGAGGTTGAGGATCTTCTGGCTGTACTTGACGGATGCCTGTCTGGTTCTCCACTCCTTGAGGATCGCCTGTGCCTGTTCCGGTGTCCGGGCTGCATGCCTCTTGGCTGCGATCTGCAATGGCGTGAGCTTCTTGGCTGCTGCTGGTGTCGTCGGCTGCATCCATTTGAGTCCCTTCGTGGGATCCCCGTCTGTGAAGTTGTCCCGCAGGAAGTAGGGGAGCTTCCCTCTCTTGGCTGCTTTGCCGATGCGTTCTGCGTTGGCCTCCATCCAGTTGTTCCATTGCTCCGGCATCTCCTTCACCTCTCCCGTGAACTTCCAGCCGCTCACGTCCTCTCCGTTCATGAGTGCCTTTGTGTATTCGTCCATCTCCTTTTGGTCGGCGAGGATGGCGACGGCGTAGCAGCGGCACCACGGGTGCCAGCCGACAAACATGAACTCTTTCGGGTATCGTCCTGCGAGGTCGTCGCAGATGTCCTCGAGCGGGTGGTTGTTGCTGGTGCTTATCATCTGGCCGAGGACAAAAGGCAGGCCGTTCCACCTTCCGTGATCGCAGGTGCGGTATGCCATGTTGTTCTCCGTTGCCGTCATGCGGAGTGCGTTCTTGTAGCTGGATCGGTAGACTCCGGTACCGGGGTGGAATGCTTCGGCTGCTTTCGACAGGCGCAGCACTCCCTGTTCGTCCCTTACTCTCCGGAAGAGCTTGTCTGGGTATTTGAGGTATTGCCGTATCTCCCGGCTGATGTCTGCTGCGCTCATGCCCTTGCCTATGCAGGTCTCGAGTGCCAGCTCCATCTCTGCCTTGAATTGCTCCCCAAGGCTCCAGACCCTTCCGCTGAGTCCCATCCCTGCCTCTTTCCTCTGGATGAATGCGTTCATGGCTGCGAGGTTCGGGGCGTTCCATGTCTGGAGGATGGCCTTCGGTACCGATGTCTTCCCGATCATCGATGCCACCATAGCGTCGTTCTTTGTGTTGGCGAGTGCCCAGCTCTCCTTGTCTCCTTGCTCGATGTTGAGCTGGAGCCCTTGTGTCAGCCCTTTGGCCAGCATGTTGATTTCCTTCTCGAGTTGTGGGAAGTCATGCCAGCTGAATTCCTGCACCGTCCCTGCGAAGAGCGAGGGCTGCGCTGCCTGTGCCATCTTCTGTATGGCCTGCCTGTAGAGCCTCTCCACGTTCTTTGCTCTGGTGGAGAGGTTCTTCCGGTGTGCTGCGTCGTATGTTCCGGCGTTGAACTTTGCCGGGTGCAGGTATGTGGGCTGTTTCTTGGGCATGGGCTGTTACTCCGTCGGCTCGTTGTTGAACAGGTCGTTTGTCACCTTCTCCTCTTCATCGATGCGCTTGATCTCCTCGTCGAGCTCTTCCTCTGGTACCAGACCGAGGCGGCGCACGATGGTTCTGCGGCTGGCGACTGCCTTGCCGTTCGTTGCTGCGACTCCGTCCTTGATGTCGTCGCTCATGCTGTTGATCTGGTATGGGGTGATGACGTTCTCGACTCCCAAGCTGTCGAAGGCTCCGGCGAGCTTCGGGAACATGATCTTGCAAAATGCCCGGACGACGTTCACTTCCCTGTCGAAGAACTCGATCCAGTCTCCGCTCTCGTCCGTCACCTTCATCTGGCAATCGATGAAGAGCATCTTTCTGGCCTCTCCGCTCATCGGCGTGGCCTTCATCTGTTCCATGCTCATGTCCGGGAGCTGGAGCGTCGTGTGGATGTTGCGGCGCAGCTCCTCTGTGTGGAACTTCAAGGCATCGACGGCTTGATCCCATGTTGCGTATCCGGCCTTGTCGTCCTTTCCGTAGCGGAGGATGTTGCGTCCTGCGTTGTCGTCTGCTGGCTCGTTGCCGTGCTTCACCTTCTGCTTGTCCGTGTACTCCACCCATGTTGGTCTGCTGTTCTTGCGCAGGTAGTTGCCGTTGCGGGATTGTGCCCACTCGAGCTCGTATCCGTTGTCGCTCTGGTCTTCCCAGATCGGCTCCGGTCTGAACAGGTAGACGCCTTGGATCTTCTCGATGTTGATTGGCTCCGGTGGCGTGTCTTCCTCCCAATCCGTCCCGGCTGTCGCCTGCTGCCTCCATCTGTAGTGGGCGTCTTCCGTGTAGGTGTCGAAGTAGTTGATCTTGTTCTGGCCGTCGTATCTGCTGTATGCGATGGAGAGTGCTATCATGTCGTCGTATTCGTCGAAGAGGGGGTACAATTCGTCCCCGTCCATCGGGCTGTATGTCCTGCAGCGGAGCTTGAGCTTGCTCTTCTGTCCTGCGTATTCGGTGTCCTGCTTCTGTGCAAACCAGATGGTGACGATCTCGCAGGATGCGAATGCCTTGTGAGCTCGCTTGATGTTCACGCTGTTGATGTGGTTCTTCTTGAAGATTGCCTCCATGCATGCTGCTGCCTTCTTCTCGTCGTCTGTCGCTGCTGTGTAGATTCGCTTCACGGGGATGGTGAACATCAGCTCCTTCATCCTCTTGCATGCCTGCTTCTGGACGGCATAGGTTATTCGGGTCATCTTCTCGACCTTCCCCTTCTTGACCTTGTCCTTGTAGTTCTTGTCTGAGTAGACGGGGTGCTTCTTGGGGTCGTACTCTTTTTCGAGCGTCGCCCATGCTGGCACCTCGATGGTCTTCTTCTTGAGGTCGCCGATGATCTCCCCGGCTGGCCTGTCCTTTCGGATGATCTCTGTGATTGGTGGCATCTTTTTTTTCTCCTTATGTTTGGGTGTTTAATAAACTGCGTCTTCTGTCTCTTCGATCTCTTCTTCCGTGATGTCGGAGACGTTGCCTCCGAATCTCTCCACGACTCCGGTTGTTGCGTCCGGTGCGTCGTCGTGCTCGTTGCGTCCTTCCTTGCGGTAGCTGCTCATGGCTGCGTAGTACTGGGGGAACATCGTCTCCCATCCGTCCGGGAAGGCCACCATGTTCATTACCTCTGCGCTGTGGCTGAAGATGCGGACGAGCTTGTTCTCCGTCTGGGTGAAGTCCTCGAAGGTCATCTTCCAGTTGCCCAGCTGCCGGACATACTTCTCCACGTTCCTTCTGAATCCCCGGCCTCCGTTGTTGGCCTCTATGACGACTATCTGGGTTCCGTTCCTCACCAGCATGCGTGCTGTCTCTGGTTCCGTGTACTCCATGCTCTTGTTCGTGAAGAGGATGTCTGTCACGTAGCATCCGCTCTCGAATTCGTCGTAGCAAATGGCGCAGAGGAAATCCTCGCCCGTGTCTGCCGTGTCGATGTACGCCTTTTTGGTCGGCAGGTGCGCCTCGATGGGGATCGTCTGGTATGTCCGGAAGTGCTCGTACATGAGTCCCTCGAGTGGTTTCGGGTTCTGGAGGTACTGCGTCTCGTAGACGTAGCTGTTGGCCATGCGGATCTTCTCCAGTTCCTTGAGGTCGTGCTTGAACGGCCACAATGCCTTCGGGTTTCCTTCCTCGTCCTCCGTGACGCAGGGCAGGCTCACTACCGTCCATTCGTCCGGCTCGATGTCTTGGAGGTATCCGCACAGGTCTCTCTCGTGGAGTCGCTGCATGATGATGATGATCGGGGTGTTCCTCGAGTTGACTCGGTTTCGTATCGTCGTCTCGAATCTTCGGTTCACCCTCTCTCGCACCATGTCGCTGAGTGCGTCCTCCGGCTTGATGGGGTCGTCGATGATGATTGCTCCTGCGAATCTGTACGGCTCCCCGGGTATGTCAACGGCTCCGGCTCCGAATCCGGTTATCTGTCCGAGCGTCGAGGTTGCGTAGACGCCTCCTCCCTGCTCCGTGTCCCATCGGTTCTTGGTGTCAGATCCGTATTTTATCCTTGTCGTGAACAGCTGCTGGTATGCCTCGCTGTTGATGATGTCCTTTATCGCTACGCTGTTGTCCATTGCCAGTGCGCTGGAGTAGGACAGGTGTATGAAACGGGCGGCGGGGTTGATGGCCAGTCCTTCTGCGATGAAGTTCTTCACGGCCACCTCCGTCTTTCCGTATCTTGGTGCAATGTTGATGATGAGCTTCCGGCATTCGCCTGCGAGCACCTTGTCGAGTGCCTCGCATATCGCCTTGTGGTGA